GCAGCTTGGCGAGACAATCAACGAGTTTTCCTCTGATCAAACGCTGTCTGGGAATAGTAATTCTGCTGTACCCACTGAGTACGCAGTTAAGACTTTTGTGCAGACATATGCTGATCAAGCGGAAGCCGATGCTGTTACTACAGCTAACGCTTACACCGATACACAACTCGGCAATGTCTCATCAACAGACATACCGTTTATAGCATCGATTGCGTCGGATCTTACGATGCCAACAAATTCCATGCGTTTCTCGATGGATACATTCACCGTGAATAACGGTGTGACATATACGATCCCCACCGGATCTTATCACTTTGTACTTAACCCGAACGGCTTCGCGCTGTTCTCTTAATAGGACTTAAATTATGTCTAAGATAGTAGTGGATCAAATCCAAAAGAGCGGTGGGGCTGCGCTGACACTTCCTGCTGCTGATGGAACGAGCGGCCAGACCCTAGCAACAGATGGATCTGGTCAATTAAGTTTTGCTTCTCCTGCCACAGTGCAGACAACTAAGTACTCCAAATCTTTCGCGGTTACTGGCGGCGGCTCTGCATCCACAAATAGAATCATGTGGACTGACGTAAAGTCAGGAATCAGCACTGATGATATTTTGCTGGTGCGTATTGAAGGCAAAATGGTATCTACCAGTAACTACAAGATATACATTCGGGGTGTTGATGCTAGTGGCTCTGACATAACCAGTGGTTATCTGGGTGGTGGTTATAACGACTACTACTCAGGATCTAACGAAACTAATAGCAACCGACACAACAGTAACAACGGGTGGATTGATTTTCCTGGTTACACCACTGCGTACGGTACGAACTCAGATAGTTATGGGTACGGTATCAGTTTTGTTTATGAGGCGTGCATTCACAAGTACGGCAGTACGGGTGGACATCTTCACATGCTTCGTTACTGGTATCAGCAAGACACAAGCTATACAGAGCCGAACTACGGCCAGATGGCTTGGAATAGCTATGGCTCAAACTCGCCACCTGATACTTGGCACGGCATAACTATCTACCCGTCCAGTGGTTCGTGGGACACAACTAACAACAACAATGTTTGTTCAGTCGAGCTGATCACTAATAACGCGTAACCGATGGAGGTAATTAGCAATGGCTGAGTTACAGACAGGCGACTTTGTTGTTACGCGAGTAAGGCATTCGGAAAATTCTGAATTTTTAACTTCCGAGGTGACCAAAAGTATATTTGCGAAGCGTAATGCAGGGTCTGCCAGATTTGAGTACACCACAGGTGGTACTTACACCTTTGTAGTCCCCTCTGGGATATTCCAGATTTCCGCTATTGCTGTGGGTAGTGGCGGGGGAGGAGCAAACAGTTGGGCTGGTTCCGCTGGAAGCGGTGGTGGCCTTGCTTGGGTAGACAACATTCAGGTTCAGACGGGTGACAGTATTACTGTCATTGTCGGTAGCGAAAGACCCCCAGGAAATAGTGGGGAAACGTCGTCAGTTGGTAGTTATTTTTCCGCAACTGGTGGGCAGTATAACGGCTCGAACTCAACCATGGTTGGTAAACCTTTAGCTGGAACTCTGACTCCTACCGGCGGTAATGGCGGTTGGGGCTATGGTTCATGGCAAGGTGGCGGCGGCGGTGCTGGTGGTTACACCGGTAACGGTGGTAATGGCTGGTACGGAAGCTCTGGCCCAAATGGTGGCCAAGCGAACGGCCAAGGTGGAGCAGCTGGCGGTGGGGGAGGCTATGGCTCATCCACTTATGGTTTTGCCGGTGGGGGAGGCGTAGGTCTTCGCGGAGAGGATGGTGGCGGTCAGTTAGGGTCATCAGTAGATCCTAGTCAGCAAACTTCGCCTTTCAACTCTGGTAATTCGTTTTACTCTGACTACCGATACTCCGGTCCAGGAGGCTCTGGCGGCGAACACGGCGGTCCACCAAGTAATGGCACAGGGAACGCTAACCCTGTAACCAATCGCCAGATGTATCACGGTGAGGGCGGTCGCTATGGAGGTGGCGGTGCAGGTTCAGGCACTTCCATGAGCAGCAACGGAAATTTTGGCAAAGGCGCTGTAGGCGCTGTTGTCATTGAGTACTCGTCTAATCCTGCTTTTTCAATTGGAGTAAAACATTAGGGCTTAATTATGCAAGATCATGAAATTTATTATGTTGCCCTCGATGAAAGTGGGGCTGCGACAGACATGGTGTTAGCAGAGCAAAATTTAATTGCTTTGCAACAAGATATGCCAGCACGTTTTGAAGGCACTGTCTTCAGAAAAATAGAACATGCCAAGCCAACCATTGGTACTAACCAATTTTTACAATATACGGGTTGGTCCCAAAAAGAAGATGGTTCTATTTCCTGCGATTGGGAAACCATGACCTATTCTCAAAAGGACATGCATGATCTATGGATCAGGAGAGAGCGAGATCATCGGTTATTTATGAGCGATTGGACACAGGGGGCTGACTCTCCGATGTCTGATGAGGACAAGGCTTTGTGGGCTACCTATCGGCAAGCGTTGCGCGATATGACCGCTACGTATCCAGATCTCTCAGACCCTGCTGTCATTACATGGCCTTTAGCTCCCAACGAGCCAGCGTACACCGAACCTGAAAGTGAAGAATGACCTTAAAGGAGTACATAAAGCCTATTCACGACAGGGCAGAGCACCATCCGATGGCCCAGAGCATGATCAATGGGACTGTCACTGTTGAGGCTTACACCGATTTGTTGGCTAATCTTTTGATCGCTTATGGCGACATAGAGAGTAAAGCTCGGCGGGTTGGTTGGATTGATGAGCTGTGTGGGATTAGTCGGTTTTCAGCGATGTTAGAGGATTTGGTTGAGCTTGTATCAGAGAACAATATTAAGCCGACGATCTATAACGATTTCATTGCTAAATACTGTGACCGCGTTTGGCATCAATCTAAGGAAGGAACATTAGCCCATGTTTATGTGCATCACATGGGGGATATGTTTGGTGGGCAAATGCTGAAAAGTAAGTTGCCAGGACAATGCCGTAGATATGTGTTTGAAAATAGAACGGATCTGATATCGGGAATACGGAAGAACCTTCAACATGATCAGGCCAATATGCAGGAAGCCGTTGCTGCTTTTGACTTTGTGATAGGGCTGTATGACAGAGTCACTAGAAAGCACAATATTCACTAGCCTAGAAAGGGCAAAAGAGTGGTTAGTTTCGGAGCTTTCAGTTTACGAAACATACGATGAAGGCCACCGATACCCATGGGATAACTACCTGTGGCGAGATGAGAAATTTAGAAGAGCGCATCTTGATGTTGTAGATGCGAGGGACACGAAAAGACTGTACATGATGCATCTTACCGTGTTCCCACATACCGATGATGGATCGCCGGTCTTTGGCTTTGACTTAATAGCTGGGCCAAAAAAGGTAACAGGGGCCTTCCATGATTTTAGTCCTATCGACAAGAATCATGAAATGCTCTTGGGGTTCAAGGAACGGGTAACACCGATGACTTGGTCCAAGAAACGTGAATTGCCTGAATGGGCAAGGAACATTTTTAGTGAGGACATGGTTAGTGCTGGATTTATAACCGATGTCGAAGAGCTTGAGTCAGTAATCGGATTGGTAAAGGCCAATCTGCGTTACTACTTGAGTAAAGTAGGTGAGCGGGGCGATATAGATTTTACAGATGCACAGAACAAGTATTGTTTTTGGCAGAAGCAAAACCCCCATACACCGAAAGTCATGGCTGCGCTTGGGTATCAGGATGAGGAGGTAAATAAATTTATTCAGGAATGTTTATTTCCTGAGAGGTAGAGCGTGAGACATGCCCGTTGCAGAAGCATTAGCAGTGGTGTCAGCCGCCAACAGCGCATACAAAGTCATCAAGACCGCAGTTGCGAATGGCCGAGATATGGCTGACTTTGCCGGTCATCTAGGAAAATTCTGGGACGCAAAAGAAGAATTAAGTGCGCTCGAACAGAATTCTGCCCACCCCAATATCCTTGCAAAAACTCTTGGTGCTAAAAGCGTCGAGAATCAAGCACTCCAAATTACCCTGCACAAAAACAAAATTACTCAGTTGGAGACCGACCTCCGCGAAACCTTCATCTACACCGGAAATTCAAATCTCTGGGAAGACATGATGAAGGAGAGACGGAATATCCGTAATCGACGTTTTCAAGAAGCAAAACGCAGAGCGGAAAACCGTAAATTTTATGCAGATGTTTTTATCGTATGCGTATTCACGATT